CGTTGCCCCGCCGGTCGGGATCGCGGACGAGAAGTTGAGATTGCCGTTCGCGATGTAGAAATACGGCTGCGCAGGCGGCCTTGCCGCAATCATCGCCCATTGGTCCGCCGACATGGCGCGCCGCACGGGATTGAAGCCTATTGCGTTCAATCGCACCGGGCCGCCCTCGGCCAGCCGGTGAAAGTCAGCAGGCAGCGCATGGGTCGTTGCTGTCGCCGCAATTGCCTCGGTCTTGAAAAGCCGCGACCACTCCGCGCGCGTGATCAGGTCGCGGCCGGTTTCGTTGATCAGTTCCACGATCTGTTGCGTCTGGATGTCGGTATCCACGATGGACGGCGCTTCCGGCTCAAGGCCGACGCCGACCATGACGCGGGTGAGAACGGTTTCAGCGGTCAATACGGCGCCCTCCGCGTCACTGCCCGCGACAGGAAGCGCGCGCGAATGTCGGCATTGGTCACGGCCTCGGCCATCGCCTGCGCGATCTGCAGCGCCGCCGCTGCCTCCTGCGGCCGGCCATTCGAGGCATAGACCTGGTAAAGCACGGCTTGCATGTAAAGCTCAGGCTCCGCGTCCAGAAGCCAGTTGGTCCCGTAGGTCTCGACCGACGGCAGCTTGGCGTAATAGCGGATGTCCAGCGTGCCGAGCGGCACATTGGTTTCCAGCGTCGCGCCGTTGACCTTGGCATCCTCGTCACGGCGAAGCTCGAGGAAATCGTCGGGCAGGTCGGCGTTTCCCTGGTCATCGGTGATCAGCGTGACGCACTTTTCCATCGCGCCGACCTTGAGCGCCTTTTCCAACATCCGCTCGGCATTGCGGACGTAGTAAGGCCCGCGGTCGATCATGCCGGGAATGCCGCTGCGCTCGCGCGCCTCGACGAGAAGCTCGGTGTAATCCATGATCAGACTCGCCCGCTCTTTGTTCGCCACGCGCTATTGTCGCTGTCATTCAACCAGCGGCTCAAATACTTGTCGTCGCCCTGGTTCACGGCGTCGTGCAACTGGTCGTAATAGACGTTGAGCGGCACCGACCCGACAAGGTGCCAATCGCCCTTCCATCCGCTCTGCGCCATGTTGCGCGTGGCGGTGTTCAGCGAAATCACGTCGTCAACGGGGTAGTCGGTGCGAAACACTTCCCGGCCATCAACGACGCAGCGCCAGACCTGCCGGCCGGTCTTCACGTCATAGTCGAAAAGCGTCCAGCCCTCGTGCTCAATCCGCATTCTTGACCCGCGAAAGGATCCCCGCTTCCACACCGTCCATTGCGGCCTCCACGGAAACCTCGACCACCTTGCCGGCGCGCTGCCGGTCGCCATTCTCGTCCCAGAAATCGCGCAGGACCACACAGGCGATCGTCTTGGGCTTCGGCGGGCGCCCCGGCCCGCGGACTTGGACTTCTTCGCTCATGCCATCGCTCCATATGAAAAGGGCGGGCCATGACAGCCCGCCCCGTTGTCTTGTTCAGACCGGATCAGGTCGAGGCAGTCATGCCGAAGATGTCGGCGACGACGCCGAGGCCCTTCTCGTTGAGGGGCTTGAGCGCGCCCTCGCCGATCAGCACGAACTTCTTCGCGTCGCCGGTCTTGGCGACCTCCTTGTCTTCCTTGATCTTCCGCAGCCACCCGAATTCCAGGTATTCCGGGTCGATCAGGAACACGTTGCGGGCGCGCGCGGCGGCGTCGGACATGACGCGGTTCGGATGCACCATCACCTTGCCGAAGGGGCCTTCGTAGACATCGGCATTCGCGACGATCGACTTGTTCTTGCCGCTCGACGCCGCGTAGCGGAAGCTCGCCACGTTGGTGTCCGACATGAACGACACGAAGACCCGCTTCGCGTAGACCGAGCCGACCATGTGCTTGAAGTTCGCACCGTTCGCGTAGCCTTGCTGCATAGTGTCATCCAGCAGGGTCTTCGTGAACGTCCGCAGCGTGCCGTTGGTCGGCGCCACGGTCGTGCCGGTGCCGGTGTTGAAACCGCCGTTTGCGCCGGTCGCCCCGCGCGAGACGTTCGACGTGATCCACGTGTTCAACGAGCCGAATTCACGGGTCGCACCGCCGACGGAAGCGTTTGTATCGACGATGGCGAATTCGACATCCTTGCGCAGCTCGACGCCCTTCTTGAGCTTCTGCTTGCGCACTTTCGAGATGTCGCCGGCCTCGGACACGACTTCCTGCGTCTCCGAGATGATGCCCTCTTTCCGCATGATCTGGGTGTAGTTCCCATAGCGGGTGACGGCCGCGGTCGCGCCGAAGGTGTATTCGTCGCCTTCAAGCTGGATGTTCGCTGCCGGGGCGGCCAGCTCGTCCACGGTCCACTCGGGGTGCACGGTGTCGAAGCTGGTCTTTTCGATCAGCGAGTAGATCGGGGTGTCTTCCGGCGTGATGCGCGACACCACGTCCGAAAGTTCCTCCCGGTTCGACTTGCCAGCGGCAGAGGTCGTCTGGAAGGTATTGGTAACGATTGCCATGATTCAGTCCTCTGGAGTGAGGATCACTCGAAGTCGACTTTCAGCGCGTCCTTGAGCGATCCGGTTTTTGCCAGACGGGCCATTGCCGACCGGTTCCCGTTGGGTTGCGTCACCGCCGGGGCCGGTGTCCCGCGCTTTGGCGCTTCCATGCGCCGCGTCGCGTTTTTCCGGTTCTGCTCTGCGATCATGCCCTTGCGCGCGAAATGGACCATCCGCAGCACGCGGGCATCCACAGCATTCGCCACCTCGTCCTCGGAAAATCCGAATTCGAGAGCAGCCTTGCGCACATCCTCGTTGAACTTGGCGCGACGCGCCTCATCCTTGAGTTCGGGCATCAGCTTCACCAGTTTCGCCTCGTTTTCGGCGCGATACCGCTGCATTTCAGCGGCGCGCGCCTGCTCGGCTTCCTGGTTGACCTCATCACGCAGCGCGACGAGACCGCTAAGCTCTGCAATGACCATCTGGCGTTGCGCCTGCTGGTATTGATACTCGCCGGGGTTCTGCCGGGCGAGCGCGAGCGGCGGCTCGGGCGGAATTGCACTTTCGAGGAACGCGGCCAGCTTTTGCACCGTCGCGTCAACCGTCCTGGCGCGGGCCTCGAATTCGCTCCGCAGCGTCTGTGCTGCCTCACGCTCGCGCGCCACTTCGGCCGTCTTTTTCCGGTAGTCGGCGTCACGCATGACGCTTTTTTCCAACTCCGAAAGCGGCAACTCGGTGCCGTCCGAAAGCCGGATGACCGGATCGGCCGCCTGTTCCCCTTCCGGCTCATCGCCTTCCGGTTCCGCGGCCTCATCGTCGTCTGCGATGGCGTCTTCGGCTTGCGTCTCGTCGTCACCGAGGTTGTCGCCGTCGCGATCCTCGCTGTCGTCGTAGTCGTAGTCGAAGTCGTCCGTGTCGTCTGCGACGGTCGAATTCGTCTCTTCTTCAAGAGCCATTGCGTCTCACCCTTGTGGGATGGTGGACCGGGGCTTATGCGCCGGTATCGTCGGGCAGCTTGACTTTGCCTTGCGCTGCAAGGTGCAGTTGCTCCCGAACCGATCTGATTGCGCGGATTTCTGCCATCGCCGCCGCGCGGATTTCGTCATCTTCGGCATAAATGCCGGCTTCCATGTAGGCTTTCTCCAATTCCTCGAAGATCACCTTCAATTTCGGGCTGTTGACCAGCCGTTCCGCCTCGCCGTCGGGCTGGAAAATCGGTCCTCGTGCCATCAGGCCCCCGGAATGTAAGGCAGGTTCGGCGCGAACGCCGGCGCCTGCTGTGAAAGCCGCTCGTATTCCAGCGCCATCTGGTCGCGGTGCTTGAGAAGATCCAATTCAGCCTTGAGCCGCGCGATCTGCAGGTCGCTTTCCAGTTTCATTTGCTGCTTTGCCGCTTCCGCCTCAAGCCGCGCGTTTTCCACGGCCAAGTCAGCCTGCATTTGCGCCTGCTCGACCTCGCGGCGGGCCATTGCCTTCGCCTGCTCGATCTGAATCTGCGTCTGCGCCTTCATTTCCTCCGGCGACGGCTGGCCCTGCCTGGCCTGCATCTGCGCTTCGATCTCCTGCGGATCAGGCTTCGTGAAATACGGGTCCGCAGTCGGGAAGCCAGCCGCCTCGGTCATGCGCGCAAGCGTGTTGTAAAGCTGGTCCGGCTTGACGAAAGGATTCATCGGGCCAAGCGTCGCGACGATTTCCTTCTGCGCGCCATAGATCATCTGCAGGACAGCAAGATCGCGCTCTTTCGACCCCGCGCCAAGGCCGACATTGACCACGCAGTCCATGTCCGCGTCCCAGGTGCGCGGGTCGAATTCCACCCATTCTCCGCGCAGCCGCACCGTCCGCGGGCGATCCGCATGGGCGATGACCAGCCGCAACAGCCCCTTGAACGCCTTGCGCAGACCGCCGCGGGCAAGATTGCGGATGATCATTTCGGCCTGCGCGATGCCGGACTCGCCGATCATGTTTGCGCTCGTCGCCGTCATGTCGCGCAGAAGCTCCGGCGCCACGCCGCCCGACGCATCGGTAATCCCGGTGCGCTCTTTCACGGCCGCGTCGAAATACTGCATGAAGCCAAGCGATTGCTCAGCAATTGACGGCGGCTGGCTGTAGCTCACCGCGTCGGCCATCGTGCGACCCGGCTTCAACAGGTGCGGCTGGCCCCGCACCCGCTTGTAGAAAGTCTCCACGCTCTGAAACGCGGTCGGGTCGATTGCGGGCGTCGGCTCGACCATCTCGTAGACGTTGTCCAGCGCGCTGCGCAGGAGCGCGGTCTTGATCGTCTGAACGTCAAGCACGTCTTCGGCGATCGAGTGCCCCTCGAACTGGTGGGCGTCGCGCTCGCCGATGATCTCGGCATACGGGATTTCCGACGCCGGCTCCATTTTCAGGAGAATCCGGTCGGTCTTCTTGTCGCTGGCCGCCGCATCGGCCAGAACGACGTGGTAAAGCTCGGCAATCCCGTCGTCGTCTGCGTCAATGCGGGCGTATCCGTCATAGACCAGCACCCGCTCGTTTTCCTTCGGCAGGCCCTCGTTGTGCTGCGTCCAGTCGTCGCCTTCGCGCTCGGTCTCGTCGTCGTCGCCATCGTCGTCGTATTCCGCCGGAATCGACCAGATCAGTTCCTTGTCATAGCCCTGGCTGACAAGCTCCGAACGGGTCGGCGCGGTGCGCTCGCCGGCGTATGGCGTGGTCTCGATGCTGTCCGCGGTCGGATGAATCAGAAACGAGCCGCGCGGAATCGCCCGCAGGCGAATGTCCACGCGCTTTTCCATGCGGGTCAGCCGGAAGGAAATCAGCCCGTCTTCGGACTGCTCGATGTTGTCGATCCGGCCAAGCTCCTCGAGCCCAAGCATCGCGTCCGGGGGCTGGTTGCTGTAGTCCTGAACCTTGACCTCGGAGCATTCGTAAGCCTCCCAGGTCAGCACGCCGGTTTTCAGCGTCGCCCAATCCTGGATGGCATCGTAAATCGCGCGCTCGGCGTTCGATTCCGGCACGACGATGTTGTTGACGTAATCCGTCGCCTGATCCGCGCCTTCTTCCTTGCCCGGCCCGGTCGGCTCATATTCCACGATGCGGTCATTGGACAGCAGCGTCCGCATGATCGACGGCAGCACCTTGCGGATGGTCGTCCGCACGTCGCGCGACACCGCCTGCGAATAGCCATCGCCGGGCGCTTCCAGATCGGGCGCCTCGCCGTCGTAGGCTTTCAGCGCGCGGTCGCGATAGGTCTTCTGCGAGTCGGCGTGATCCTCGCACTGGCGGATCATCCTCCACACCCGCCGCTGCATCGTTGCGTCCATCATGCCACCTTGCGCGCCTTGAACTTCGGCACGTTCACAGGCTCGGAGTGCGCGGTGTATGCCACCGCCACCAATCCGGCCGCGTCTGCGGAATGCGATGACCAGTCGTGCTCAGGCCCAAGCCCGATTTCGCGCCGGTCGTCGCGCTTTTCGTGATACCAGCCGATAGCGTCGATGCCCGGCTGGCACTTTTCGTCAAACCACATGATCGGGAACAGCCGCCGCGCGGCCTCGACCCGCTTCATTGCCGCGCCAGCGCCTTGGTTGGCGATAACCTGGACCTCGAACCCCGCTTGCCGCAGGGCGCTTTCATACGACACGTCGTGCACGCGGTCATTCGTCGCGCCGTCATGCGGCAGGGTGCAAAGCGCCTTCTCATAGCCATTGGCGCGAAGCCAAGCGATGTGCGTTGCCAGCGGCTGGCCCTGCGCCTCGTAATAGTCCAGCCAGCGGATTTCCTTGCCGACGAACTGCACCAGCCATATCGACGTTGCGTCCGCCTTTGCGCCGGTTCCGCCGATATCCCAGTATGCCCGCACCTCTAGCAGCGGATCGCGTGGAACCGTGCCAATGCGGCGCTCGCGGCGGGCTTCTGACAAAGCGGCGGCGTAGTAAGCGCCAGACGTGACGGTTGCGTATCCGCCCTCCCAGATGTGGTCGTATTGGTCGGGCCGCTTCTCGCGATCGGCGAGGCGCTTTTTGTTCAGCAGCTCGGGAAACCACGGGTTGTCGCGCCAGTTAATCTCGCACGTCCAGGTGTCCGGGCTCGGCGCTGCAATGAAGCGCTGCCACGTCTCGTCCGTGTCCATGTCGGGGTTGAGCGTCAGCCAAATTTCCGACTCAGGTTTGCGGATGGTCGGAATCAGGGTGTCCCAGCTCTTTTTGCTCACGCCATGGGCTTCTTCCACCCACACAATGTCACAGCCTTCAAA